TCCCATTGTCTAAATAACTCTTTAACTTCACAATGTTGCTACGCTTCGGAGTGTAGGTCTGTTTCTTCATATCTAAAGTACCCAAGATGAAAAGTTAGAGTCAGTATCGGGGTAAACGTCAGCATTGTTGTTGCTATTGTATTCGGGGAATGAGGCTTGGTTGTAGCTCATATAAGTGATGAACCTGTCGGTGTAGTACTTTGCCAAATCCCGTGCCTTGCCAACCAAATAGTCAACCTCTATCTTCTCTGCGGTCGTGCTATTCTCGGAGTTGTGCTTGAACACACCACCATTGCCGATGGTATAAGCAGCAAAAGGCAAGTACTCCACCATTGCAAAATGGATTAACATCGGCTGCAAGTAGTCGTTCACCAACGCCAAGTAAGGGTTGGCAAGAGTATTGGCGATGATGTCATTGCTGATCTTGTCATACAACTTCGTGCCTGTGTAGTTTTGGATGTGTATCTCCTGTGCTATCTTGATGAACTGAATGAACTTGTCCGTGTCCACATTACCGCCAATCGCGGTGTTGCGAACCAAGTCCTCTCGTTTAATCCATAATGCCGTTGCCATATTATTTACGTTTGTTTACAAATCCTTCATCATCCATATCAATAGGTCGCTTGGCTACGTTTGGGTTATTGACTTCTAAGTCTACGCCTTCACGTTTTGCCTTATTTACGCTTACCTCTGCGTTGGGGTTGCCGACATCGGGAGTTACGCCTTCGCCTTTTGCCAAGTACGTCTTACGCATCCAAAAGTGATGGCATCTTGCACCGCCCTTGTATAACCATATTGAATAGGTTGCTGCTCCCGATATGCCAAAACCTGCGTTGACGGCTTGACCATCCATACGCTCAATATCTTCTTTGCGGTACACCTTGCCTGCGGCTATCATCTTCTTGCAGAACTCGCGGCTATTAGATTTCTGAAGTGCTGCAGATTCGGGTGCATAAGCATAACGAACCTTGTACCTTTTGCCTTCTTCGGTTACACCATCTTGGCTGCTCTTGGCGTTAGGGAATGCTGATCCTGTTGATGCAAAAGCGTACTTGCTTAATGCCTGCTCCGCATCGTAGTCAACGGGTCTTTCATCTACAAGCTCCCACTCATCCATATTCACGACCTCGCCTACTTCTTCTAAAGCAGCAAACGCTTCCTCAAATATCTCATCGCTCGGCTCTTGGCTTGATAGCTTAACGCCTGTCTCCTCCTCACGAGTCTCCATATCCATAGGCGTTATTACGTCTTCGGTGAACTCCAAAGGCTGAAGGGTCTTGAAGTACAAGTTTAGGCTGATGTCATTGTAAGCAAGAATCATATCTATGCCGTCAATGATAATCTCCTGCTTGGGGCGAATAACAAGGTTATCCAAAAGCGTAGAAGCGGTCTTTAGTTCATCAGCGTTATTGCCTAACCCCGAATTGTCTTTAATACCTAAAAGCATAGGGCTGACAATACGATGCGAGACCATTATCTTCTGCGTTGCCTCTGAACTCAAGAACTGATATTGCTCTGCGGCATCCGATAGCTGAACGGGGTCAACAGTTGCAGCAAGGTCTTTGTTGTCGTTGAACGCAAGGATGAACTTGCCCGAGTTCGAGCTACCGCTAAACTTCGTGGCTATCTGCTGCTCTATGCTCCTGCGTTCTTCTTCACTCGGTACTCCGTTGTTGAAGTTGATAAGCATTGAAGGCGCAAGGCCGTTCTGAATGTTGTTGATGTGGTAGTTTGCAATCTCCTCCTCAAGCTCTGCGTATGGAAGGCCACCTTGATAGTCCACAGGGGAGTAGTAATAGAATCCTGCTCGGTAGGGCTTGATGTAAAGTATCTCCAAACCCTCACGGCTCTTGCCAAATGCAGGGATGCGTACCGCAGTCTCTCTCCTGCCTTTTACGTCTTCCCAATCCTTTGCGTAGTAGTAAGCCTCAATCTCGCCATCTTCGTTGCACCTTGCGGCTCGTAACGTCTCTACGGGGATGTGCTGCACCTCTACGATGGTGTTGTGGTCTTGCGAGTACACAACCTGCATACTGCATTGCCCCATCATCACATAGTCAGCTACGACCTTCTGCAAGCAGGCTTTCGTAAACAAGCCACGCATCGCTGCGTACTCGCTCGGCTTCTTGGCAGAGTCCGTTGCATCCAACCCCTTACCGAAGGTCATATCCATCAAAGAGTTGAGGATAGCGTTATTGGTGGGTGAGCCGTTGTAGCGGTCAATCAGATAGCCAAAGTAGTCGTTGTTGTCTCCGTATTCTACATAGTCCTTCCCTTGCACCTCTTTAACAACAGGTGTGGTGTAGGAACTGAAGTTCACAACGTGGACTTTAGATGATGATGTACTCATTGTCATAGCTTGTTTCTTCGGTGTAGACGTTTTGGTTCACCGTAAATTTCTCGTAGTCTGTTTGCGAAGTTACGAATACCCTATCCCGATATATTAGATTTTCCGATGCGAATACCTTCAAGCCATAGAATCTATTGTTGACAAGGCTAAACGTGCCTGTGAGGGTCATAAAACCATTAGCAGAGGCCGCAGTAACCGCAGGTGTTGCAGTAGTATTTGTTGATTCATCAATCAAGGCGATCGTAACGCTCGCTGGGAATGCGCGAGGTATAATTACAATAGCTTGTGGTGAGGCTGATACTTGAAGGATGTGCATCGTAACTAAATAACCTTTTACTTTGAATTTGTTTGAAAATATAAAAGGGGCTTACGCCCCTTTCCCTATATTATCACTTTAGCACTTTTAAGATTTGCTAAATAAAATATATTATTTTATGCTCTTTAATTTAAGATGAGCATCCTGCAAATTCTTATCAGCTTGCTTTAACTCATTAAAGAGTTTTACAACCTCATTGTATTTAGGAACCGCAGTTGGATTAACTCCAAGTTCTTTTGCTTGTGATTCCGTATCTTGAATGGTTGATTGAATTCTTTTTAAGAAGTCATTATTTTGATTAAGAAGACTGTCATTTGCCTTAACTTGCCGTGCGGCCTGTTCAACTCCAAATGTTAATGCGTCAAAAGCAGTTTTGCTATGTCTGGCGTTTTGAGTGCTATACTTGATTCCGTTTTCTAAAGGAACTAAAACGGAGTCTAAATTGACTTTTGCTAACTCAACTTTTATTGTGCGAACCTCTTCACCAATCTTGGCTACTTGCGCAAAAATTTGCTTACTCATTTTATTAAACTTTTTTATCAATCGTTTGTGCGTTGATGTTTTTGATTGCCGTAAAGCCGTCAAGCACCTTTCCCATATCATCTAATTTTTTATCTAATACTGAAGCTTTTGGAAAATCATTAAAAGACATATTAAGTTCTTTTAGTTTAGTTAAAAGATTTTTTAAGTATGCCTCCGAATCACGAACTGTTTTTAAAGTTTCAGAGTAAAATCCTCCGCTGAAAGAAGCAATTCTGTTTAATTCTTTAGCAAGCGCATTAAACTCGTTTATTTTTTGATTAGCGTCAGTGGCTAATTGATTTAAACTTGAGGACTTTTGGTCTAACAAATTAATAAAACTTTGTAAATCCTCTTGAACTCCTAACTCCACACGCATCGGTTCTTGAGCCTCACGCACCTCTGCGCCAATCTTGGCGATTTGAGCGAATATATGTTTACTCATTTTATTTGTAAATATAAGGGGGCTTGCGCCCCCCTAATTCATTTACGAGTTAGAACCTACTACAATCGTTTCAACTGCACCTGCAAGTCCTGCGAATGGATTGGCAACGGTAGCACCTGCGATGAAGTTGGCAGGAAGTTGCTCCTGTCCCTCCATTGTCAAGGTATAGCCCGATAGGTCACCCATTGCGGCACCAGTTACAATCGTTCCACCCGTTACTTCGGCTCCGTAGTTCAGACCCATCATAAAGGCGTTGCCGTTGTAGTCTTGAACGACCACATAAGGGCGGCCATAAGCAAGCAGCTTCAATTCTTTGTTGTCCTCCTTTGTGAGTTTGGTCAACGTAAGGTTCAAAGTTTGTGTGAAGAAGGTAGTACCATTCTCACGGCTTGAGTTAAAGGTCTGCTCAAAAGAGCTATTGCCTTTTACAAGATATTGGTAAGCAGAGAAAGTACCACTGATGTTGGTAATCTCATCGTTGGTGAGGGTAACAGTACCCAAGTCACCGAAATCTACAAAGTACACGGCATAAATGCCACCTACTACGTCTTTACAGGGTACCGCCCTGCCTTTTGTTAAATCACAAGCCATTGTTTCTTTGTTTTATTAGAATTAAAAAAGGGGGCGAGGACATAGCCCAAGCCCCCCGTTTATTT